ATGTTGCGGAGCGTCTTGCTCGGCTTGTCCGCCCGACCTGACGTCGAGCGCGAGGCCGCCCTCGCCACCCTCACGGCGCCCGAGATCATCCGTCTCGCCCACGACTGGCATGTATGGGCCCGTGAGGATCAGTTGGCTCCGATTACGGCAGCAGGCGACCGGCCTTGGCAGACGTGGCTCATTCTCGGCGGTCGCGGCTCGGGGAAGACTCGCGCCGGCGCCGAATGGGTCCGCGCCCGTGCCCTCGGTCTCGACGCCGGCGACGGCGATCGCGCCTGCCGCATTGCCCTCATCGGTCTCACGATCGCACAGGTTCGCAGCGTCATGATCGAAGGCGTTTCCGGCCTCCTCGCCGTCCATGCGCCGCACGAACGCCCGCACTACGACGTCTCACGCAATCAGATCCAATGGTCGAACGGAGCCATCGCCCAGATCTATGCCGCCGACGATCCCGACAATCTGCGCGGGCCGCAGTTCGATGCCGCCTGGTGTGACGAGCTCGCGAAGTGGCGCCGTGCCCAGCACGCCTGGGACATGCTGCAGTTCGCGCTTCGCCTCGGCCGTCATCCGCAATCGGTCGTCACCACGACCCCGCGCCCGATCGCACTCCTCAAGAAGCTGATGGCCGACGAGACGACCGTGACGTCACGCGCCAAGACGACCGACAACGCAGCCAACCTCGCGCCCTCCTTTCTCTCGAGCGTTCTCAAGCGCTATGGCGGCACCGCACTTGGCCGCCAGGAGATCGACGGGGAGATCGTCGAGGATCGCGGCGGCGGCCTCTGGCGCAAGAGCTGGCTCGACCAGCACCGCGTTGCCGCCCCGCCCGAACTCGCGCGCATCGTCGTCGCCGTCGATCCGCCCGTCACATCGAACGCCAACTCAGACGCCTGCGGCATCATCGTCGCCGGCCTGGGCGAAGACGGTCGCGCCTATGTCCTCGCCGATCGCACCATCCGCGGTCGCGAGCCAACTATCTGGGCCCGCGCTGCCATCGCCGCCTATCGCGACTTCGCCGCCGACCGCATCGTCGCCGAGGTCAACCAGGGCGGCGATCTCGTCGTCGGCGTCATGCGCCAGGTCGATGCTTCTGTACCGATCCGCGCCGTGCGCGCCACACGCGGCAAGTGGGTCCGCGCCGAGCCGGTCTCTGCGCTCTACGCCGAAGGCCGCGTGATCCATGTCGGCGAATGGCCTGAGCTCGAAAGCCAGATGTGCGCATTCGGCGCGGACGGCCTCGCCCAGGGCAAAAGTCCTGATCGTCTCGATGCGCTCGTGTGGGCGCTCACCGATCTCATGCTCGCGAACCCGCGCAGCCCAACCATACGGACGCTCTGAATGAACCCGACATCCATTGCGACCTCGCTCGGAGCCATGATTGGCCGCTGGGCCGGCAGAGCCTTGCCGCCACGCGCCGAGACAAAGGCCAGCGCGGTCGGACCGCTGATCGCGCTCGACACGCTTCGCCAGCCGGCATGGACGCCGCGCGACTATGCCGCCTTCGCCCGCGAAGGCTTCATGGGCAACGCAATCGTCTATCGCTGCGTTCGCATGATCGCGGAAACCACCGCCTCCGTGCCGCTCCTGCTCTACCGCGGCGAGGAGGAGATCGAAGCGCACGCGCTTTCCGAGCTCATCAGCCGTCCCAACCAGGCGCAAGTCGGCCCGGAGTTCCTCGAGACACTCGTCGGCCACCTGCTCGTCGCCGGCAACAGCTACATCGAGGCTGTCGCCATCGATGACGAGATCCGCGAGCTGCACGTCCTGCGTCCTGATCGCATGAAGGTCGTGCCCGGCTCCGACGGCTGGCCGGAAGCCTACGAGTACACAGTCGGCGGCCGCTCCGTGCGCCTTGCCGGCGATTGCGTGCCGGGCGTGCGCAGCATCCTGCACCTGAAGCTCTTTCACGCCGCGCACGACCACTACGGCATGAGCCCGCTCGAGGCCGCCGCGACGGCCATCGACCTCCACAACACCGCGACGCGCTGGAACAAGGCGCTTCTCGACAATTCCGCGCGTCCATCCGGTGCTCTCGTCTACACTTCGCGCGACGGCAATCTCAACACCGAGCAGTACGAGCGCCTGAAGGCCGAGCTGGAGCAGGGCTTCCAGGGCGCCGCCAATGCCGGCCGGCCGCTCCTTCTCGAAGGTGGGCTCGACTGGAAATCCATGTCGCTCTCGCCCAAGGAAATGGACTTCCTCGAAGCCAAGAACGCCGCTGCCCGCGAGATCGCGCTCGCCCTCGGCGTACCACCGATGCTGCTCGGTATTCCCGGCGACAACACATACGCCAACATGGCTGAAGCCACCCGCGGCTTCTGGCGCCAAACCGTCATCCCGCTCGTGGGCCGTACGTCCAAAGCGCTGTCGCGCTGGCTCGCGCCGGCCTGGGATCCGGAGCTCGAGCTACGTCCCGATCTCGATGCTGTCGAAGCTCTTTCACCCGAGCGCGAGGCTCTTTGGTCCCGTCTCGACAGGGCTTCCTTCCTCACGCTCAACGAGAAGCGGGCGGCCGCCGGCTACAGCCCGCTCGCCGACAACGACCTCCCGACATCGCCATCCCCCTGATCGCGATCCCGCAACCACGACAAAACCGGAGCGTTTCATCGTGATCGAATCCCGATCCGCGACCCCTCTACGCGCGCTTCCGCACGAAGCGAAGTTCACGGCTCTCGACATGAAGAGCGTTGCCGACGATGGCGCCTTCGAAGGCTATGCCTCGATCTTCGGTCGCCAGGATCTCGGCCGCGATGTCGTGATGCCCGGCGCCTTCCGCGACACGCTCGCCACGCGCGGTCCAGGCGGCGTACGCATGCTCTTCCAGCACAACCCGGCCGAGCCGATCGGCATCTGGGAGACGCTCGCTGAAGATGCGAAAGGCCTCTTCGCGCGCGGCCGTCTCATGCCGACCGTTGCCCGCGCTCGCGAGGTGCTCTCGCTGATGCGCGCCGGCGCGATCGACGGTCTCTCGATCGGCTTCCGCACCGTCAAGGCGCATCGCGATCGCGCTCGGGGCGTGCGTCGCATCGAAAAGGTCGATCTCTGGGAAATCTCTATCGTCACGTTCCCGCTGCTGCCCGAGGCGCGCATCGCCAACACCAAGGCACGGCCCTTCGCGAGCACAGCTCCCTCGGAACGTGAATTCGAACGCTGGCTCACGCAGGACGCTGGGCTCACGCGCACCGAGGCCCGCGCCGTCCTCCGCTCGGGCTTCAAGGGTCTGGCTGCGTTGCGGGATGCCGCCGCCGTTCCCTCCGAAGCAGCCCGGCTCGCGAACCGTTGCGCCGCCGTCGCTGCGTACCTTCGCTCGCCCTCTCCCATCTGAAGGATCACCCCTTATGACCGCCTCAACCCCGAGCCTCGAAACCAAGAGTGGTACCGACCTCCATCACGCCCTCGACGATCTCCTCCGCGCCTTCGAATCCTACAAGGAGGAGAACGATCGCCGCCTCGTCGACATCGAGACGCGCGGCGCCGCCGATCCGCTCACAACCGACAAGCTCGAGCGCCTCGACCGCGCGCTCGACGACAACAAGCGCCGCCTCGACGAGATCTCACTGAAGTCCGCACGCCCTCACCTCTCGTCAAACGGGCCGCACCCGCATCTCGCGCGCGAGCATCGCGCTGCCTTCGACGGCTACATCCGCAAGGGCGAGACTGGCGGCCTACTCGATATCGAGAGCAAGGCGCTCTCGGTCGGCTCCGGTCCGGACGGCGGCTACCTCGTGCCCGCCGAAACCGAGACGACCGTCAACATGGCCCTCAAGGAGATCTCGCCGATCCGCGCGATCGCCAGCGTCCGCCAGGTCTCGGGCTCGGTCTACAAGAAGCCGTTCTCCGTGACGGGCGCCGGCGCCGGGTGGGTCGGCGAGACGGGCGAACGCACCACAACGTCCACGCCGACGCTCGCGGATCTCTCGTTCCCGACCATGGAGCTCTACGCCATGCCGGCTGCGACGCCGGCCCTCCTCGATGACGCCGCAGTCGACATCGATCAGTGGATTGCCGAGGAGGTCCGCGCGGCCTTCGCCGAGCAGGAAGGCACGGCCTTCGTCACCGGAGACGGCAGCAGCAAGCCAACCGGCTTTATGCACTACACCAAGGTCGCCGAGGCGAGCTGGGAGTGGGGCAAGATCGGCGCCATCAAGACCGGCACCGATGCAGCTTTCCCATCAAGCAATCCCGGCGACAAGCTGATCGACTTCGTCTACACGCTCAAGGCCGGCTATCGCGCCAACGCGCGCTTCGTCATGAACCGTTCGACCCAGGCGATCGTCCGCAAGCTCAAGGACGGTGACGGGCATTACCTCTGGCATCCAGCCATCAGCCCCGGAGAGGCACCCTCGCTCATGGGCTTTCCGGTCACCGAAGCCGAGGACATGCCGAACGTCGCCACCGATGCCTACGCGATCGCCTTCGGCGATTTCCGCCGCGGCTATCTGATCGTCGATCGCGTCGGCATCCGTGTCCTCCGCGACCCATACTCCTCGAAGCCGTACGTCCTCTTCTACACGACCAAGCGCGTCGGCGGCGGCGTCCAGGACTTCGACGCGATCAAGCTTCTCCAGTTCGGCGACTGATCGCCTCTCCGCTCCGTCTCGGTTGAGCCACGCGGCCACTTCCGTTTTCCCCCGCGGAACCGGCTGCGCATGACGGTCGAACCCGATCAGGTAATTCGCGACTGCCGGCGACCTCGCACGCCCCGGCTTGTCGTCGCCTCATCGGTCGCGACGGCGCACGCCTCCTCCCGGTGCCGCCCGCAACTTCGACCGTCGACCAACCGAGACGCGCACGGGCGGCGCCGGCCCGTCCCCGCAGCCGGCGCCGCCCGTGCAACTTCCCAAACAATCGCTTTTTGCGTGAGGTCGCCGCCATGGCCACTACGCTCCTCGCCGGACCGACCGTCGAGCCGATTACGCTCACCGAGGCCAAAGCGCATCTGCGCGTCGACTCGAGTGCCGATGACACGCTCATCCAGAGCCTCATCATGGCCTCGCGACTGCACATCGAGGCAGCGCTCGACCTCGCGCTCATCTCACAGAGCTGGCGATTTCAGCTCGATCGATGGCCGCGCTCCCGCTCGTTGAACCTTCCAATGCGTCCCGTGCAGAGCCTCACGACCGTGAAGGTATTCAATGGCGACGACGATAGCGAAGCGCTGGAAAATACCGCCTTCATTCTCGACGGCACGGCCAATCCTGCGCGCCTCATCCTGAGCGGCAGCATGAGCCTCCCCGCCCCCGGCCGCGCAGCGAAGGGCATCGAGATCGACTTCGTCGCCGGCTACGGCGATGCGCCGTCGGACGTGCCGCAGACAATCCGCCAGGCGCTGCTCCTCCTCACGGCGCACTGGTACGAGAACCGCGAACCCGTCGAGATTGGCGCCTCCGCAACCGTCATCCCAGGCACCGTTTCCGAACTCCTCTCACCCTATCGTCGGAAGCGCATCTGATGCGGACCACCATTGGCCGATTGCGCCACCGCCTCACGCTCGAGGCCGCGAGCCGGGCGCCCGATGGCGGCGGCGGCGCTGGCGAGACGTGGACTGCCGTCGCGCAAGTCTGGGGCCGCGTC